ACAACAAGATCGCTGGTGCGCACACGTGGTACCATCGGATTCCTCCGTCTGGAAGGGGTATCCTATCTAGTCTCCCACTGGAGATATCGCCGCCATTAACAACCCAACTATAAGTGAGCGTGGCAACCAAGATACCGCCTATGAATAACCAGATCCACCTCCAATCAACCTTTTTATTTGAACTGAGAAATGTCCCCAGTGTTTGTATTGAATCGTTCCCTACAACTGAATATGCTGCGAAGCAAAATCCCGCAGCTGCTAAAATACTTAACTCCATAATCTACTCCTCTTTGAGTATAATTATCACTCAAAGTGTTGTAAATTTGCAACTTCTTGGTGTCATTTATTACAGAGAAATGAAGCGTCGTCGTCGTCGGGATAGGGAAGGTGAATTAATTTATCATCTTCCTCCATATAATAAACCAGCCAATCTCTAATCGCAAGAAAGATGGCAAGCCAGACCGCAAAAAAGTATAGAAACCCAACTATAATAGCCCCTGTTGGCATCATCATCATTTTAAATGCTACACCTACAATAAAGCAGGTCTTTGCAGTACCAAAACTAATGAACGCCAGTTTTGTGCAAATCGGCAGATTCTTCCAGACTTCTAGTAGATTTCCCTGTGTCTCCGGTTCTTTCAGCGTTGTCAACCGAGTAAAAAGTGTTGTCGTCATCTTCCCTTCTCCAATCATTTTCTTCTTCCTGTTTATTCTTCTTGTTTTTCTTCTTCAATTTTTATCACCACCCTATCTTCAACCTGAGTATAGCCGTTTGTATTACATGTCCTGCACCTTTGCAAAAATTTAAATCCCTTTCCCTGACAAAATGGACAAGCTGATTGCTGGACGAAGTGATTATTTAAACGATTAACCTGTACGCCCGAGCCGTGGCAGACTCCGCAGGTACTTTTGTTCTCGCCGCCCTGACCACGACAATCTTCACAAATTTTATTTCTCTTAAATGTAATTTGTTGCTTGGAGCCTCGCTTGACCTGCTCAAGATTAATTCTCAGATTAAATTGCACGTCCGAATCTTCAGTTTCTTTTTTAACCTCTTTACGTGCTGATCTCCTGGGGGTGTGAAAGTTGAACATGTCCCCAAAACCTGAAAATGGGTCAAACCCGCCTCCAAAACTAAATCCGTCAAAGCCAAAGCCCCTTCTCTGCTTGGCGTGATATTCCTGCCTCTTGTTGGCATCCGAAAGGATTGAATAAGCTTCGGCGACCTCCTTAAACTTTTCGGCGTCACCGCCCCGATCTGGGTGGTGCTGCGCAGCGAGGGTCCGATAAGCCTTTTTTATTGTTTTATCGTCGGCCTCTTCAGGGACACCTAAAATTTTATAAGGGTTGTTCACTTATTCACTGCATTTTTTCTCTCTCTTGTGCCACTCCCATTTTTCCTTATCAGAGTGGTACAAGAATATTCCATTATCGTAGAACCATCGGTTAATCCCATCTGCTTTAATATCCGCATATAACTTCTCTACATTGTCTAGTGAATCAATTGATGGTTTTGCTAGGATAGTCCACTCGTCGTTCTGATTCTGGTAAAGCTCATATATTTGGCAAGACTGCTTATCCTGGCTTTCTTCTACTAAAATTAATCCGTATTTCCACTGGAACATCTCACTTCCTCATAAGACTTAACAGTTATTGGATAAACTTCTTTAGCAATTTCAAGGCACGCTTCGGCGACACGTTGAATTTCCCATTGCGCTCCTGCATGGCTTCGCAGGTCAATGAATTTAAGTAAATTATTAAGATTAACCGTTCCATAATATTCGGTATACATGTTCTGGGGCAACACCCCTCTTGCTTGCTCCCGACAAATACCTGACTCCAAAAGAGCATTGTAAAAAGCCAAACAATCGAAGTGATGCTTCTTCACCAGCCTAGATGCAAGCCCGGAGCGGCCCTGGCCCTGTGAATCATACGAGACTAAGGGGTCGGCTCCCTCGCCCTCGTTGGATGCTTGACGGTTACTCTTGTGTTGAGTTCTAAACTCTTGAGGCTCATAGAATTCAAGATTAATATCCGTATATCGCCTGGAGATCTCGTTGTAGCTCCAAGTTCTGTGTCTGTGGTGTTGACTTCTGATAAACAAAGGAACTTTAAACCTAAATGTCAGAACACAATGTTCCAAAGTTGAAGTATGCCTGTGTTTGATCAGATATTTTATTAATTTTTCATCTTTTTCTTCAAGCGCTTCCTTGTGAACACCAAAAGAAACACGAGCGGAATTGACCACGGAAAGATCGCTGCCAAGACTATCAACCAACTCCACAGCTCCAATCCCATCTCCATACAACTCAATCCTTTTATTTTGCATTATTTGCCTTTCAAATTGTTTTTAGTCCAACAAGCTCTTCCATCTCTTCACCTCATAGCTCTTCTTCATCCTATCCCACCGATTGCTCGAATGGCTGGATCTTATCTCCTTGATTCTCTTATTAATAAATTCTTGAACAAAAGAACCTTTTGTCCCTGCTATCTTTGTATAGTAGACATCATCATCTGCTGCCCTATCGATAGAACTCCAAGGGCCAGCCCATGCATCTTTAATTCTGTGTGTTTCACCAGGGGCCTGCGCTGATGAATCATAGGCGGCAATAAACATATCAGTTGTTGTATCACCAGTCACACTGTCTTTAACTTCCCTGGGATATCCAAAAATAAAAGCAAATTGCTCGTACTTAGAGGCAAGAGACTGAATTCCTTTGAATAACTTCATCGTCTCCTCTGCTGTTCTCTCAAGGCCGCCCTGACCTCTCTTCTCTGGTGTGACTAGGAGTGTCATCTCCCTCACATTGGTGACTTTCGGCTTGCCTTCTTCGTCCTCAATTGGTTGGCCTTCTTCATCTTTTAGTTCTTCTTGGCCTCCGCCGGCCACCTCAGTGAAGGAATACCCCATGGAAACTAAATCAGATTTTATATTCTTGTGGGCAACCTGATTGTTTCCGTCTTCTCGGTAGGCAGATACTAATGCGAAAGGAATTTTACCTTCATCAACCTTTGTCTTAAAACGGTTAAAGGAACTCTCGCCCAGATACCCTCGCCACTCACAGAATAGTTTCTTCATTTTTAATAACTCCCATCACATGATTTTCCAATACTAAATAGAATGTATTATCACCTAATGTTAGTTCTTCTATCATCGCCTCACGTAAAACTAGGTCATCACCCACTGAGGCGGGGATTGTGCAAGTTTCCGGTATTTTTAATACCTTCACTCTTGTAAAATTATCCGACCTGGGCTTATGGTCCTCGGGCACCAGAACCATGAAATCTTTTTTCTCTTCTTGGGGATCAGTGCCTGCAACTAAGATATATCTATGTACCGGGGTAAAATTCATCTCTTCTCCTATAAGCTAACGACTTCGCACGCTCCGCCAGAGCAAGCTAGTGACTCTTTGGTATTTGTATTATCAACTTCCTCTTTGATGCAAGTTAAATCAATATCAGTAAGTTTTTTATACATCTCTTCATATTCCTGTCTGGTGCAATCCTCAAAAGGAGCTTGGACATATGTCCCACCATGATACGGTAAAACGCTCAAACCGTTAAAGGACTTTCTATTTTTCCACATCCAATTGCCAACACTCTCCCACTCATCTGGCTTAATATTAACAGTGGCAGAAACATTGTGAGCGTTTTGCCCAGATACATGACCAGCTAGAACCCATTGTTCGTTGAACCTTTTTACCCTAGCAAGAAAGTCCATTGCCGACTCAGCCCTCAGCACCGCATTTTCTGGGGCTTTAATTGGCAAAGAGACGACAGCTTGCACATGTGGCTTAAAATAATCATCCTCAACAAGATCAGGATGGTTCTCGACTAGGTACTGATATATCGGTTCATTCTTGCCGACTCGCACACGCCGGACGTAGTGATCATTGTGCCAAGCGTGGATTCCTGATGATGTCCCCAAAATACAGCTAGTAGTGCCGGCTGGTTTAACGCACGTAGTTCGTGCAGCTGCGTTGATACCGATGAGCTTTGCCACTCTGCCATTTTCCTCTACCACAACCTTGGCCGCCTCCTCCAAATTCAAGGAATCCAGGCAACCACTGGCGATGCCTGTGATACTAACACCGATTAGGGCATCTTTTTCTGTGGTCTCTTGCCAAATCTCCCTTAGATAGTGAAATTCCGTATAGCTGGCTTGTAGCGTCCCGATCATAGCAGCTGCTCGGCATCTATTATTTAACTCTTCCTGAGAATTGATGTTAGATCCGTTAATCTCTGTTAAATTGCAGAATTGAAAGGGTCTCAGACCGATCTCAACACAAGGGTTGGCTCCCCAGTCTTGATTGTTGCTAAAATAGATTCCGGGTTCGCCAGATTCTGCGCTCTTCACTTTCTCCCAAAGTTCAAAAAAATCTTTCTTTCTGATCCGGTGTCGCAGGGCCACCGCTGAGTTGTTCGCACGTGCTCGTTGAGGGTTATTTTCCCACCAATTCCCGAATTTGGCCGCTAGCATATCCTCATCGTCAAAAGAAAAAAGAGAAATCAGGGCTGCTCGGCGTATGCCGCCTGCCAGGACGGCATCGGCGATGTAACATACCATATCATGAACTTCAATGGAACTCAGCTTGGAACCCGGCTTTTTTGTATCTAAAATCTTTCTTAGATTATGAATGCAGTCCTTAAGGGGCTGGGGGCCAGGGGCTTTGCCACCTGAAGTGATTAGCCGTGCGCCTTTCGGACGAATGTTATCAAACACAAAGTCTGGGTCGGATTTTCCAAAAAAGTGCGCCTCAATCAGCACCTTGACAGCATCGGCCCAACCTTCAATTGAATCGCCTATAACATATCGACGTTTTCGGATTCTGCCAGTACTGCCGTTCACTCTCGGACCTTTCACCTCTGGCATACCCTCTACATGGTGCTTCTGCACAGAAAAGCCGACACCACAACCCGATAGCAACAAGAACATGATCTCTGAAAACGAATCAATATGATCAACGGGCATAAAAGAACAATTAAATATCCTTGAATTATTTAACTCAATAGATTTCCCAGCAAACTGCATTGACCTCATTGAGGGCAAGACTTTCCTGTCGTGCACATACTCGTAGGCACTGTTTATCTCTTCTTCCAGCGTGGGGAAGGCTTTAACATGCATATGCTTATTTCTCTCAACCGTCTCAGCAAATGTTTCTCTACGGTTTAGGGAATCAATATATTTTGCATATTTCATAAAGTGACTTATGTCCGAAAGGATATCAATTGATCTGTCTGCCATTGTTTATTATCTCCTAATTTCTGTCTTTTCTAAATTCTTTATATCTGTCTTTTAAATCTTGTAATTTGTCCTTGGACGTTTTTTGCATTATACTATCAGTTTCTTGGTTTTGTTGCAACACTTTTATCGCAACGCAGCCGGTGCCCATAAAGATAGGATAAATCACCCCATCGGGCCCGTTCCTATTTTTTGCCACAAATATTCTACCACTATTTGTATTTTTGTCCTCCACTGTGCGTGAGAGGGTGAAGATGAAATCTGAAACAAAGCACTTATTAAACGCTTCACTTATAGATTCCATGGTTATAACCTCCGCATTGAGGCCAGATCTATTGGTTTGTGAAGCTGTCCACACCGGACAATCAAACTCCTGGGCCATCCCCCTTAAATCCTCGTATATGCACTCCAGCTCAATCCTCTTTTCTTTTCTAATCTGGGAGGGGCGTACAAGATCGCCATAATCAACGATAATAAGATCTGGCTCAGTGCCCTGAAGTTGTAGTCTCTTCAAGTGAGTTTTAAACGTATTGACAGACGCCGACTTGGTTGGATATTCCTTAACAATCAAAGTTCCCTCAATATCCTTTACTACATCCAAGACTTCTGTTTTTTTAGCAACCAAGGAAGATAGTTCAAATCCAGTAATACAGCTATCATAACGTCGGGCAACAACTGTGTCTCGGAGTTCTAGAGTATAGTGAATAACCGTCTTACCCAGCTTAAGGGCTTCGGAGCCAAGATGAACCAATACCATTGATTTACCTGCACCGGTTGGAGCAACACACACACCCAGTTCGCCACCGCCCAGGCCGCCGCCTGCTATTTTATCGATCTGGGGCCAGCCGCTGGACACGGGGTTTCTCGCCTTAATGTGGAACCTCTCCTCAAAATCTTTTATATAATCATACCCATAATTATTATCGGCGCCGAGCCGAAGCGCTTCATTGATAAGCACCCTAATTTCATCGAATGATGATGAATTCTTGGAAAGCAGCTTTATAGATTTACCGATTGCCTCTTTCAATTTCTGCTTCTTACAAAAGTCAAGAGCGGTATCTTTTATATATTCCTGACCGTCAACCTTTTCGGCCTGGGACTGGATCCTCACAAAAAAGTCTCTGGTCTGTTTTTGTAAGACCTCCTCTTCATCCTTAAGCTCAGTCCGAATTATGGTCGTCATAATATCGTGACTAGGGTGGATATTATACTTCTGCTTGTAATCATAGATCTTCTTGCAAAATACCTGCAAGTATCTTAATTCAAAAAAATTAACGTCAAGGATCTCGCCGATTTGATCAGAAAATGGACGGTCCTCCAGGATCATCTTACAAAGGTTCTCCTGAAAGCTTTTTCCAAATTTTGAAAAGTCCTCTTGTGTTGCTAGGTTCATCTATACTCCTCTCTATTATAAGACGATCTGTTGGACATTTTATTCAAAATTTTAAGTTCAAAAGAATGATATAGTAAGATAGCTTTTTGACTAAAATCATATACATGATAATGTAGCTCGGGAAATATCTTTTCCACGTCGGAATCTTCGGGAAGAGGGTGGAGGAAAAGGTCGTGCTCTTCCACAATTATTCCCAACTGCGCTGGTGCGTCTACACAAGGAGGTGTCTGCACTATTCTGACTAAATCTCCAACGTTCATCTTACTCTTCGTCCCCACCCTTGAAACGCACATTCAAGGTAATAAAAAACACCATACCAGAAACAATACCTATTGCTAAGACGCACCTTGCAGATATATCAATAATTGTTAAAATATCGTATTCCATAGCTAAAACGGCGCCTTTGATTCCCAAACAATTCGGTTACAATTTGCCCATAAATCAGTCCAATTGTATTCCCCCATTCCATCCTCAATCATCATTCTCAAAATCTCTGTCTTGTTAAATTCCCGCACGTCGGGTTTAACCTTAACTTCAATCTGCCGAATGGTGTCTGGTGACATTGTTGGAACACTTAATTGCATCATTCTATAATTCTCTTTTATTGTTCTCTTCCCTTCTAAAATGTTTGTGTGAATTTTGAGGGGCTTCTCTTGACTCACGCAATGATCTATTATATCAGAAATGGTATAAGATTTCTCTTCCAAAAGAAAAGGAAATCTCTTGGCTATAGTTTTTAAACCAGCCCCTTGAATACCACTTAAATTATCTGACTTATCGCCCTCAATGGCCCGAGCAAGAGCGAAATTCTCTGGATGGATATTGTATTTTTCAGTAATTGCGACTGTATTTAAAATTTCATTCTGAATTGGCCGAATCAAAATCGTCTTACTGTCGCAAAGCTGAAAGAAGTCTTTATCGCTAGAGATAATTATCTTCTGGTTTTCTTTAATGGCCGAATTTTTTACAATAAATCCAATAATATCGTCCGCCTCCATTCCAGGGACGCAGATCTGGATCACAGGCAATTCATTCAAATACTCAATGATCTTAAGGTGTTGCCAGACTTTGTTATGCATCTCTTGATCTTCCGTGAGATTCCTAACATTTCTGTTCAGACGAATGGGTTTTCTGCCAGCTTTATAGTCCTTGTTGATAGACTTGCGCCGAATGCTCCCGCCTTCACCATCCCAGCAAATGATAACTTCATCTGGTGTGGTTTCACGAACAAT